GAGTGTTCAACCGTAGTTGCTTACACAGGCTCACCGCTGTCTCTCCAGAGTCGCGGGGCTTTCGTTCTCCCGTTACGCCAGCTATTTTGTTGTTCAGGCCGCTGGTTGCCATCTGGTCGGCGGGGAGTCGGTCACAGGCTGACCGGCGCTATGGTTAAAATCCCAACTCCCCGCCTTGCTCTGTACTACTCGCATCAGTGGTTCTCCGCGTTGCTCACCGGGGCACCCCCCGGACTCTCTTGCTTGGCTTCGATGCCCGACTCGCGGGTTTTGCTGATGCGTTGTTGATGTGTGCAGATTACCAAGCGGTAATTCAAAAAGCAATACCCTTCAGTAATATTTTTGTGTATTATTCGTCTTGTCGGTGTGGCAACCGGCACGACAAGAAGTAACCCCGGAATGTTTAGTGGGGCTGCGTGGCTGATTGCACGTTTCTTGTCCGTGCCGTCAGTTGCCCAGCCAAGGGCCAGCCCCACTAAGTGTTTCGGGGTTTTTCTTTGGGCCGACTGGCGCAGAGTAGGGAAGGGGAAACCAGCCGAACGGCTGCGCTAGAAGTGCCGCAAGAAAGAGGACAGGCGGCGACGTGGGCGAATGTTAGAGCGTGTCCGGTAGTGTGAATCGCTGATCCGTAGCCGGATAGAGTCTCAGCAGAGACTAGGCGTGGAACGCTAGATAGTCTGACATTGCCAAAGCGACGGATGGCTCCGACGGGCATCTCGCGGAAAGGCAAGCGACTTCCTTGTTAATCAGGGTCTGGGAGGTGCTTTGCCTTTCGCTCAGGATTCACCAACGGGCATTCACAATACGGCATTTTCCCAGACCGGCAAATAAATCACCAAACGGTATTGCAAAATATATTACCGTTCGGTAAAGTATCGGCATGGACACGCTGCTCAACTACATCAATAGCCTTTCCCCTTCCGATCAAGCCTGTTTCGCTGATCGGTGCAATACCTCTGTCGGATATCTGCGCAAGGCAATTTCGATCAAGCAAACGATTCGAGAGGCTCTTTGTATCGACATCGAGCGCGAATCTAAAGGCGCTGTCAGGTGCGAAGAAATGCGCCCTGATGTTGATTGGGCATATATCCGCAGCACGAAGCAGAAAGCCGCCTGACATGAAAACCTCCCTCCTACCGCTGATAGCGGTTTTGACCGGCGCGGACTCGTTCCCCGGTCGTTTTTATTCCTGACCGCCATGCCGAAGGGTGGATCTGTTCTAAGTGTGTAGCGAAGCGCACGGCTAACGGTGCGCAAAAGGAAACGGCCTCGTCATAGCGCGGAAACGCTCAGAGGCCGTCTAACTACCGGGAGTTATGATGCCACAAATAGAAAAAATTGGAAATGCCACTTTGTACCTTGGGGATTGTCGGGAGATTTTGCCGACGCTGCCGAAGGTGGATTTAGTGCTTACCGATCCACCGTATGGGATTGGGCGAGACGGGAAGCCACCGAGCACAAGCAGTCACGGCGGACACAAAGGATACGAATTCATGGGGTGGGACACGGACGCCCCGCCAGCTTGGCTGTTTGGCCTGATGCACGAAAAGGCGAAGCACCTGATTATCTGGGGAGCCAACTACTACCCGCAATACCTCCGCCCTTCGATGGGGTGGCTTGTGTGGGACAAGGGGCAGCGGATTAGCCAAAGCGATTGCGAGCTGGCCTACACGACGCTAGACAAGGCGCTGCGCTCAATGACGCTGAACCGGGCAGCGATTGCGCAGGACGGCGCGGTGCACCCGACACAAAAGCCGGTGCAAGTGATGGAGTGGTGCTTGAGCTTCGCCGATGAAGCGCAAACGGTTTGCGATCCATTCATGGGCAGCGGAACGACCGGCGTTGCCTGCGCCCGTATGGGTTTGCAGTTCGTCGGCATCGAGCGCGAACGCAAATACTTTGAAATAGCATGCCGCCGAATAGAGCAAGCCTACGCACAAGCAAAACTGTTTGATAGCCCGATGGATGCTTACGAGCAGACAAGCGCACAGGCATCGTTATTGGAGGGCGCGTGATGAACCTCTGGCAACTGGCCAACAAACAGGCCAAGCAAGTCTGCAAGCTCAAGAACAAGGCCAGCAAGCGCCGTCAGGTTGTCTTGCTGTGCGAGACGTGGAAGAAGGCGCTGAAAAATGGCTAACCCTTGGTTTCGTTTGTATTCGGAATTTGCAACCGATCCTAAAGTTCAGATGTTGAGCGAAACGGATCAGCGCCGTTACATCATGCTTTTGTGCATGCGGTGTAGTAACGGGGATGTAACGTTACAAGATGAATTTGTAACGTTTCAACTCAGAATAAATATTGAAGATTGGTTAATCACTAAAGCAATTTTGATTAAGCAAAACTTAATCACTGAGTTAAACAACCCTACAGCATGGGATAAACGACAATTTGTCTCAGATACAAGCGCCGCAAGGGTTGCGAAGCATCGCGAAAGTAAGAAACAGGGATGTAACGTTACAGAAACGCCCCCAGATACAGATACAGATACAGATACAGATACAGATATTAAAAGCTCTTGCGCTTCGCAAGCGAAACGCGAGTCGGTACTTGCTGGGTTTGAAAAGTTTTGGGCGCTGTATCCGAAACGGAAAAACCGGGGCGATGCTGAGAAGGCGTGGAAATCATCGAAGCTTGACGGGGAAACCATTGACCGAATTCTTGAAGCCGTAGAGGTCGCAGCAGCAAGCGATGACTGGCGCAAGGATGCTGGGAAATGGATTCCTTACCCGGCGTCGTGGCTGCGCGCCAAAGGCTGGCAGGATGATGCTGTGGTCACGTTCCCAAAGAAAAAGCCCGGAAGCCAGAAGGCCCGACTGAACCATCTCGGCGTAGTCGAAGAACTGCAATCCTTTGGCGGGATCAACTCTTGGGCTTCGACCGGCTACACCTCGCTTGCCGAGTACGAAGCGGCGCAGAAGGAGGCGGCATGAAGGCCGGCGAACTGGCGCAGAAGCTCGCCGACTGTGCCGACCGGGTGGCGATGGAGTTGCTGCCGAATGGCAAGCGTGACGGCAACGAGTGGCGCTGCGGATCAACTGACGGGCAGGAGGGCAAGAGCCTCGGCGTGCATCTGACCGGAACGAAAGCCGGCGTCTGGGCTGATTTTTCAGCCGGTACTGGTGGCGACCTTCTCGACTTGTGGCAGTCGGTTCGCGGATGCGGTCTGGTCGAGGCGATGGGGCAGGCAGGGAAGTTCCTCGGCATCTCCACGCAGGAGCCGGAACGCAAGACCTACCCGAAGCCGAAGAAGCCGGAAGGATCGAAAGCCGCTGCCGGCCCGGTGCTTGAGTGGCTGACTGTAACCAGGAAGATTACGCCGGAGGCGGTGAAGGCGTACCGCGTGGCGGAACACAAGGGGACGCACGTCATGTTCCCGCACTTCCGCGATGGGCAATGGCTGAACTACAAGCTGCGCTCCATCACCGATAAAAAGGACATGCGTACCGCAGGAGGGTGCGAGCAGTTGCTCTGGGGCTGGCAGGCCATTCCCGATAGCGCCCGGTCGGTCGTGATCTGCGAGGGCGAGCTTGACGCGCTGAGCTTGTGGCAATACGGGCATCCGGCGCTGTCGGTGTTCTCCGGTGCCGGAAACCTCGCCTGGCTGGAAAACGAGTACCCGAACCTTGAGCGGTTTGACGACATTTTCATCTGTTTCGATAACGACGATGCCGGCAAGAAAGGAGCATTGCAGCTTGTCGAAAGGCTGGGCCGTGATCGTTGCTTGATGGTCAAGTTGCCGAAAAAGGACGCGAACGATTGCCTACTGTCTGGCGTGTCGAAGGAAGTGATTGACGAGGCTTTCAAAAACGCGACCAGCATGGCGCCGCAACACCTCAGGAGTGCCGGGGAGTTTGTTGCCGATGTGCTGCACCTGTTTTACCCGGCGAATGGCGACCAGCATGGGGTCATGTTCCCTTGGCCGCAGGTCATGCGACTACTGCATCTTCGTCCGTCTGAAATGAGCATTTGGACGGGCATATCAGGCCACGGAAAGAGCCAGCTACTTGGCCAAGTGATGCTCTCGGCAGCGGAACAGGGCGAGCGAATCTGCATCGCCAGCATGGAAATGAAGCCTGGCCGGACGCTGCAACGGATGATTCGGCAAGCCCTTGGCACATCTCAGCCGACTGCCGACGATATCAAGTCAGTGCTGCAATGGATGGAGGGGAAAGTCTGGCTTTACGACTTCGTTGGCGAGGTACAGGCTGATTCGCTGCTGGAAATCTTCGCCTATGCTCGGAAGCGGTACGGCGTCACTCAGTTTGTGGTCGATAACCTGATGATGTTGGACGCCTCGGAAGAGGATCTTGACAAGCAAAGCAGCACGGTCAAAAAGCTGATGGCTTTCAAGGCGGAACACGACTGCCATATCCACCTAGTAGCCCATGCCCGGAAAGGTCAGGACGAAAGCAAAGCGCCGCGCAAAATGGACGTGAAGGGTAGTGGAAATATCGTCAATCAGTCCGATAACGTTTTCTCAGTCTGGCGCAACAAGGCCAAAGAGGAAAACGGCGGCTCAGACAGTGACCCGGATGCGATTCTGTACGTCGACAAGCAACGGAATGGTGAGTGGGAAGGGTCTGTACCGCTTTGGTATGACCGCGTATCGCTTGCCTACCGCGACCGCACGCAGGACGGATTTAAGCGGATGGTATTCAGCCACAAGCCGGAACGCCAAAAGGCAGCAGCCGGCGATATGGTGGAATTCTGATGATGAATATCTACTGGAAATTCCGCTACTGGCTCACTGAGCGCAAGCATTGGAGGGGCGGCAAATGGCTTCCGTAACTCGACAATTCAAACTCGATTTCGACGCATGGGCGCAAAAGCAAACAGACGATGGCGCATGGTCGCTGGATGAAATCGAAGGGTTGCGCGCAATGATCCGACAAGACCTGACCCCAGGGCCGGATCAGTTGCGGCAAGGTCTGACGCATCTTGACGCCATGGGAGTCGAGCGCCCGTCAATGATTGACGACCATGAAGAACGCGCCGCGCTATGGACGCGATATTTCGCTGATGAAGCCATTCGCGGAGTTGCCGGCATCAACGAACGAATCCGTGCCAGCATCGCAGCAGAGAAGAGGGAGGCAGCATGAAGCGCCCCCTAATCCTGACCGGAGAAGTCGCCCGTAAAGCAGCCTGCCGGGAAATCCTCGCAGCGCCGGAAGGCTCCGCAGTGACCATCGGCCCGGAATCCAGAACGGCAGCGCAGAACCGGCTACTTCATCCCCTGCTGACAGACATCAGTGAGCAAGCCCTATGGATGGGGAAAGAACGCTCAATGCTCCAGTGGAAGACGCTCATGGTATCCGGCCACGCGGTCGCAACCGGCAACCAGGTAGAAATGACCGTAGGTCTTGAGGGCGAGGTGGTGAATCTGCGCGAAAGCACTGCGGCGATGGGAAAGAAGCGATTTGCTAGCCTTGTCGAGTATGTACTAGCTTGGGGCGCGATGAATGGCGTCAAGTTCTCTGACAGGGAAGCAGCATGACTGCACAAGCTGACACGCTCATGTCTATTTTCGGGTTCAAGCGGGTTAAAACTCGCAAATGCTCCTATTGCCGCGAACAGTTCCAGCCCTTCCGCATGGGTCAAAAGGCTTGCTCTGTCGAATGCGCCTGTCAGGTAGCAAGGGAAAAGCGGGATAAGGAAGAACGTGCAGCAGACAAGCAAAAGCGCGAATCACTCAAGACTAGATCGGATTGGATCAAAGA